CGGAAGAATCTATTGAGCTAATCCCGAATCACTACAAGAGCATTTTTTCACAGGCCAAGTCAACTGGCATATTGAGGCTCACGCCGGGTAACGTAACTGACCTGACCGAGATTCAGAACTACATTAAGCAAGAGTGCGAGAAGTACAACGTCAAAGAGATTGCGTATGACCCATACAATGCCGCTGCTTTGGTGGCAAACCTGTACGCTGATGGTTTGCCTGTAAAGAAGGTTGGTCAGGGCATGGCAATGCTTTCAAACCCGTCCAAGACTACTGAGCAACTGATTCTAAAGAAAGCAATTCACCACGATGGCAACCCGTTTGTTGGTTGGCAGCTAGGAAACTGCGAGGTTTACACTGATGTGAACGGCAACGTAAAGGTCAGGAAAAATGAAGCAGACCCTTCAGCCAAGGTGGACGGGATTATTGCCATGATTATGGCTTTGCATTGCCATTTGGATAACGTATTTGTCAGTGATTCATTTGGCTTTAGGGCGCTAGAGTGGTAAAGTGTAGGAAATTGAGGGGAAATCATGGCAATTCTTGACATTTTCAAGCGTAAAAACACTCAGTCTGAAGCCAACACTTTGTTTGGTCAGACTGCCCTTGGCAACAATATTGTCTATCAGGGCAGCGATAAACGTGGTGGCGTTAACACCCAAATCCTGTATGTAACCACTGCCAGCACAACTACTGCTGGTCGCCCGGTGGATATGTCTGTGCTGACCAGAAACAGCACAATCATGTCCTGCGTAGGGGTAAAAGCCCGTGCTTTGGCTCAGTTGCCAATTAAGATTTGCTGCGAGATGGCTGACGGTAAAACCGTTGATGCAATAAAAGGCGAAGGTGTTGGGAACCGAGATAAGGCCAAAGCCAAGCAGGTTTATAAACTTTTATCCAATCCCAATAACTTCCAGAGCAAGTATGAGTTCTGGTATCAGTGGTTGATGTGGTACGAGTTGTCTGGTGAAGCCTTTACCTTGTGGTGGAGGAAGGACCAGAACAGTTCTACTGAGACTCCACTAGAAATGTATGTGCTGGATTCAACGCTGATTGCCGTGACCATCACGCCTACACGTTACCCGACCTTCCGACTGTCTACGCCTAGCTATGGTTTTAACAAAGACCATGACTTTAAGTATTTCCAAGTGATGCACACAAAGGAAATGGCGTGGCAAGGTTCTGCTGGCTTTAACAAAGCGATTTTGGCGACTGAATTGGTTGGCCTTGACCAAGACATTGACCTGTACGCCAACTTTGTCATGCAGAACGGCGCAAAGCCATCTGGCATGTTTGTTACCGATCAGGTTATTCCTGATGGCAAATACAAAGAGATTGCAGCCCGTCTGAAAGAGGCGTTTAACAACATGACAGGCAGCAAGACCAGTGACCCAAGCAAGCCGGGTCAGGGTATGTTGCTGGATCAAGGTATGAAGTACCAGAAACTTGAGATGCTGACCCTGCAAGACACTGACGCTGCTGCTTTGAAGGCTCAGACAATGCGCCGCATCTGTGGTTTGTTTGGTGTACCGCCTTCTATGGTTGGTATTTCTGACAGCAAATTTAACAACACTCAAACGCAGTTGGACGAGTTTTATAAGTCAACGATGTACCCGACAATTGTTAACATTCAACAGAAGTTGACGCAACATTTGTTTGATGGCTATCCAAGTCTTTGCGTTGAGTTTGACACTAAGGACTTCCTCAAGGGTGCGCCTTTGGATCAGATGAACTTTGCTACTGCTGGCGTGAAGGGTGGAATTATGACCCCTAACGAAGCCCGTAACTACATGAATCTGCCCTCTATGGAGGGTGGAGATGAACTGGTAAAGGATGCAAAAGACGCTGAACCTATACCCGGCTCAAGCAGCCAAGATACTGGTGGTGGCGGTGGCAATCAGACCAAGAAAATGAACATTGGCACAACTTGATATATTATGCGTACTGATACACAATATCTGGTAGCATTAGCCAAACAGGTCAAACGACCTACAAAACAGTTGCCTGTACTTCTAGGGCAACCCCCTAAAATACAGGACAATAACCAATCAATTGCTTTAGGGGCAATCAATGAAGACATTGAATCTTATCTGCGAAGCCAAGCTAAATCTCAACGAGAAATCGCACAACGGCGAACCGTCTGGACAGATTGAGGCTCGCATTACGACTTGGGGTGCGCGTGAAGGCGCTGATGGTCGTAAGTTTTTCTACAAGCCAGAAGGCTTTATGCAATGGGCTAAAGAGTTTGCCGAAATGGGCCGACCATTGCCTATGTACGTTAACCACAATGCTGATGCCATTCCTGTGGGTGAATGGACAAGCATTGAGATGGATGACGAAGGCATGAACGCTACTGGTCGACTGTATCTGAACACCACAACTGGCTCTGACTTGTACCAAGTGATGAAAGAAAGCCCCAATATGTTTGGCGGGGTTTCTGTCGGCGCTTACGCTGAAGAATATCAGTTTGTTGGTGACGATGGAATGCCGACAAAAGACGAATCGGGTTATTTCCAGATTACCAAAGGTGGTCTGCGCGAAACTAGCGTTGTCATGCATCCAAATAACATGAAGGCAGAAATCAAAAAGTTGGAATATTTCCGACCTGATGGCTCTGCTGATTTGAAAGTATTGGAAGAAGCCCTGCGGGATGCAGGTCTGTCCAAGCAGATGTCGGTTGCCGCCGCATCTGTGTTCAAGACGGTAATTGAACAGCGTGATGTTGTTGAAGTGCCTATTGAAACTGCGCCAATTCAGAGTGATTCTGATGCGGAGGCAACCGCTGAAATTCTCGCTGCTCTTGAGCAACGTGAACTTCTCAAACTCCTTGATAAACGACTTAAAGGTTAAATCATGTCTCAAGTTATCCTCGAAAAATTGGATGCCATCGAAGCTAAACAAGCTGAAAGCATCGTGGCTGTAGAAGCCAAAATCCCTGCTGCTGTTGAGGCTGTCAAAGCTGAATTCAGCGAAATGGTATCTGCTCTGGAAGCCAAAGTTGCTTCTATCAACATGCCTGAGTTCATTCGCACTCCTGCCAAGACTGTTCGCCAAGATGTGAACCGTTCTGTCAAAGAGCAACTGGCTACCTTCTACAAAGGCAACAACCGTCTGGAAAAAGAACTGCAAATCTTTGCAGACGAAGCCCAAATGGATGCGTACTTGAAAGAAGCCTCTGCTCTGACCGCTGGCGGTGATGGCAAGGGTGGTCGTACTGGCTACGATCCAGTGTTTGCTGCTCTGCGTTTGGCTAACCCTATGCGTGGTCTGTCGCGCACTGTGGCTACCGATGGTTCTAGCTATCAGTTCCGTGTCAAAACTGGCAACGCTGGTGTGGCTTGGGGCTATGCAATCCAGAACAACGGTGCAACCACTACTGAAGACACAAGCATCTGGCAATTGGTGCTGCAAGACCTGAACGTGCAGTTCCCAATTCGTACTGCTGCTCTGGACGACATTGATGGCTTGGAAGCTAACGTGGTTGACGATATGCTGGCTGAGTTCGCTCAAGCCGAAGCTCTGTCAATGATCCAGAACAACGACCAAGCTGCTCAAGGTGTTGGCAACCCCTACGGTGGTACTAATGGTCTGCGCGGTCTGGATCAGTACGCTGGTGCTGCTGCTACCTACGCTGGTGGTACTTCTACTGCTGCTGCCTTTGGCACTTCTGGTACTGGCTCTACAAGCGGTCTGCATTCGCTGGCTACTTACGACCAGATCACCACCAACGCCAACACTGTGGGTGCTAACAACATCCAGTACAAAGACGTTATCAACACGATCTACGCTTTGCCACAGCAGTATTGGACTCCTAACACCAAGTTTATGGTTAGCCCTATCTTGGCTCAAGCAATCCGTGGTTTGCAAGACACTGTTGGCCGTCCGATCTTCAACTCTATGGAGTCGTTGAACCCTGATGGCATCATTGGTCAATTGCTCGGCTTTGATGTCGTGATGAACCGTTACTTGGACGCTCCTAGCCAAGCTACAACTGGTACTGCTGGCACAACTAGCCTGTACCCAATGTACTTTGGTGATTGGAGCCGTGGTCACACCATCATTGACCGTCTGAACATGGTCATGCGCCGCTACGACCAGACATTGCCCGGTTTCATCACCTTCTTTGGTGAGAAGCGTTTGGCAACTTCTGTGCGCGATCCTAACGCTCTGGTGCGTTATCGCTCGACAGGTACAGCTACCTGATAAATCGGAGGGGCGTAAATGCCCCTCCTTTTTGTGCCAATAATTTAGGAACTGTTATGACCATTACCGAACGCATCCTGTCTGGAATTAAGCAAACTTTGGAAACTGGCGATCAAGTCAAAATCGACTTGCGCGAGGCATCTGCTATCACTGGTTCAGGACTGAATGTCGGTGGTCGCACTCACTTTGATGACGCATTTGCTGCACTGCGATATGCAAACCCGTTCCGTCAGGGCGCACGAAACATCAAAGTACCCGGAAATTCCGCTGTTCAGTTTGTTGCCAAAACTGGTAACGCTGCTAACAGCACAAACCCTTGGGGCTACACAGTTAACCCCAACAGCGGTTCTCCCAACATCAACACAAGCATTTGGCAATTGCCGACTCGCGTGATTTCCGCACAACTGCCTGTTCGTTCCGCTGTGTTGACAGATGTGAATGGTTTGCAGTCTGAGTTGGTTGAAGACCTGATGATGGAATTTGCTCAACTTGAAGGCGCATCGTGCGGCCTAAACAACGACCAAGCAGGTTCTACAACCACATCAACTGGTGGCACTGATGGACTGCGTGGCCTGAACAGTTACCCGGGCGCTGCTGGCGCTGCGGCTGCATTCGGTTCAAGCGGTACAGCCATCACTAACGGCTTGCACACCATTGCTTCTGTAGGCTTTAATAACTTGCAATTAGAAATGGAAACCTTGGTCGATATGGCTAACGTGTTTCCAGCTCAATACTGGTCAATGCCCGGTACTGCATGGATGATGCACCCAACAGCCATTCAGACGTTGCGTAAATATGCTCATCAAAATGGCGCATACAGTTTTGTTGAAACAGGCTCAGAAGAAGCTGGTTCTTTGCTTCATGTGTTTGGTTTCCCTGTGATTCCAAACCCATATCTTGATCCTTTGGGAACTGTTGGAGCAAAACCAATTTACCTTGCCAACTGGCCTCGTTTTATGACAATTGCCGATGTGGAAGAAATGACTATTCAGGCGATGGAACAGACCACTCCCGGCTTTGTGACGCTGTACGCTGAAAAACGTATGGTTAGTTCTGTGCGTGATGTTTTTGCTGGTGTTCGTTCTATTGAGACTTAAACATGAGCGTTGACAATTATCAATACGCTGCGCCTTTTGGGGCACAAACGCGCAATCCGTTTAACTACGCAAAGGTTGAACAGATTGGGCGTGATAATGTCACTGCATGGTTGACTGCTGATGAAATCACAAACCATTTGAACTTGTTTGATGACACATCACAAGACGCATATGTTTTGAGCCTTGGGATTGCCACACGGCAAGCAATTGAAGACTACTTGGGCATGTCAATCTTGCCTGTGACATACCGTGTTTACTACGGTTCAGAAAGTCTTGTTGCATCGCCAATTAGTCTTGATTTGCCTGAAGTCAGTCAGAACGTTAACCCGGCTGTAGCAGGTCTTACGATCAACTCTGTTGGCTACTGGAACGATGCGTTTCCACCAGTGTTCCAGACGCTTGCAAGCACAAGCTATTACTACGATGCCTCGGGCAACAAAGTGATTGTGAACAACTTGCCGACTGACGTTAACTCGGTGATGACTGCGCCAATCATTGTTCAGTACACGACTACTGCAAACCCGATTGGTAGTTATTTGGTAGTTAAGCAAGCGGGTCTGTTGTTGCTCACGCACTTGTACAACAATCGTGCAAATGCCACTGAGACTAAACTGAAAGACATTCCTTTTGGTGTAACAACCTTGCTTAAACCATACAAGCCTTTGGTGATGTAAATGGCAATTGCTCGTTTTGAAAACATCAACATCAACAACCTGACTTTTACCAAGTCAGCGTTTGGTGAGTCTGCGACTGTTCAGGCATTGTGGTTTGCAACACGGGCACGGGTATCTTCTGTTGCGAACAGTCTAAAGATTGCTGATAAGTATCGGCTGTACCAAGACATGATTAACTTCACGGTTAATTACACGAGAAACACAAAATTGATAGTGGCAAATCAACACCTCTATTCAATTACATATCGTGGGCAAGATTGGCGTATTGACAGCGCAAGGGAATCTGATGATCGTATGACCGTCATGTTCCTTTGCTATCGTTCTGATCCAGTTACGGCGGTCTAATGGCAGCACAACTTAACCCTGTTGTTTACGGTAAAGCCATCCAGTACCAACTGGCTAACATTGTCACGCCAGTGCCTGTGTATGCGGCTTTCAACCGTAACTTTGCGACTCAGCCTAAGTTTATTACTTGGATGCTGCGTAACGTGCATCAGCCTGTCTATACAGGTACACAGCAAAGCAACAAAGGCATTGACCGTCCTGTATTTCAGATTTCTATTTTCACTCAACAAATTGAAGATGGTTTTACAATCTCAAATCAGATTCTGCAAGCCTTGCACGGGTATAGTGGGATTTTGGGCAGTCCAGCAGAAGGCTTTTATATCTCTAAAGCTGATGTCATGTGGCTGTACAACAGTTACAACGATGAGGAAAAAATGGCGCAAATCTTCTTAGACTGCACCATTGACATTCCTGCGTAATACAAGACAATTGTTCAACTTTTGAAGGATACTCAAAATGGCTTTACCAAACAAAGTTCTCCCCGGTTTTACGGCTGCGTTGTACGCACAGCCCGGAGCCACACCTACTCCTTTGACAATTGCTCAGTTGTCCTTGGTCGCTAGTGTTTCTCCATTGGCTGTTAGCGGCAACATCATTCCTGTTGAGGCAATTCCTGCTTTTGGCATGGATGACGCTGTGGCTAGTTTCAGCGTGGCTGGATCGCGTCAGTCTGACAAGATTCCTGTTCAGGCTGCACCAACTTCCATGACCATCACTGCTGCATGGAACCCTGCTGATACCAACTTGCTGTTGATGCGTGCTGATGCCTATTCTGGCGTGATTGACCGCACTTTCATCATCTCGGCTACCGAGGGTACAAACATCGTTTATTACGCCTTTAACGGGCGCGTAGGCCAGTTCCAAGTGGATGCTGCACCCGGCGCAGAAGCCAAGGCCACATTTACGATCCATCCCCGTGGCAACCAGTACGGTTGGTCCAACAACGCATAAGGAGTTGACATGACTATTCCTGCAAAAGTTCTTCCCGGTTTTAGCGCATCGCTTTGGATGCAATCGGCTGCAACTCCAACTCCTTTGACCACTGCTAACTTGTCTGTCTGGTCTGCTCAAGTTGCCACTATTGTTGGCACTTCAGCCAACGGTACAGGCGCTGCTGGTGTTGCGTTGCCTGTTGAAGCAATCCCTGCCTTTGGTATGGACGATGCGGTTGCAAGTTTTAGTGTTGCCGGTTCGCGTCAAAGTGACAAGATTCCTGTGCAAGCGGCTCCTACAAGTTTGACCATTACGGCTGCTTGGAACCCTGCTGATGCAGCCTTGTTGCAAATTCGTGATGATGCTTACTCTGGTGTTGTTGACCGCACGTTCGTGGTTGCAGCAGTGGAAAGCACAAACACCATTGCTTATGCGTTTAACGGGCGTGTGGGTCAATTCCAGATTGACGCTGCTCCGGGTGCTGAAGCTAAATGTATGTTTACTATTCATCCACGAGGCAACCAGTTCGGCTGGTCGAATAACTGATGAAAGTTACTGACGCAATTGAAGCAATTGTGACCAGCTACGGCGACATTGATCTTGTCGCCCGTGGCATGGTGGTTGATGCTGGTGAGCTTGCAAAGGCTACAGCCAAACCTGATACAGCCGAAGCAATTGCTTTGGCTTTGCTGAAGAAGTACAACGTGACTGCTCCTGTGGTGGTCATTGAAGAAGTCGCACCAGAAGTACCACCAGACACAACAGAGTAACAAGACATGATAGTAAAAGACAGTAATGACCTCTTGAACTTCTTGATAGCACAATCCGAATCAACCAAAAATTGGTTCGGATTCCCTCAACAGAGAATTACAGCAATTGCTCTTGCACATGAAATTGCAAAGTATCATGCTGATAAGATGAGTCCAGATGAAGTTGTTGAATACGCTTTTAATCTGAACGAGTCGATTTACCACAAGATTATCAAAACACGACCATGACAAAACTCACATCTGCCTTTGGCGAAATTTCCAATCTGCGTACTAAGTCTTTTGAGCTTGCAGGATACAACTTCAAGGTTCGTGTTCCGCTGACAAAAGAGCTTGATGCTATGCAAGAGCGCATTGAGAAGTTTGACCAAGCCGAATTCCAAAAACGCTTTGACAAGATGACAGCATCTTTTCGCACTGGCACTTTTGATGGTGTTGTAGTGACGGAAGATGATGTGGTTATTGAAGGCCGTTCTACCAAAGAGTTGGTGCAAACCATCTTGCAGATGGAAAACCGAATGGTTGAGTACATCAGGCTGTTGGTTCCTGTGAATGGAACGCTTGATGAAATCACTTACGAAGACATTGAAGCTGAGTGGCCTACTGCTGTTCAGTTGGAAATCCTTGCCAAAATCTCTGAGGCAATTCAGCCCGGTTACAAGGATTCTCGAAAAAACTAATCTGGGACATTCACCTACAAGCTAGAGCGTTTGTTTACGCTCATGGTGGGTGTCCTGACGATGTTCCTGTAGACGATATGCGGAATATCGAGATTATGTTGTCTGACGGTATGTTGGGAAACAAAGCTATCTTGCTGGCTTTGAGTTCCTTGACCACAGGCAACTTAAACTCGAAAATACAGAAGACAACAAGACCGTTTACGATGAAAGATGTTCTTCCATCAACGCACGAATACATTGTCCCGCCGCTGACAAAGGAACAACAGCAAGAGCAAGCCAGCAAGCAGTTGATGGCATTCTTGACTACTAGACCGGGTTCGGAGGCTTACCTGAAAGAGTAGCATGGCTTATGTTCCCGAAAGCAAATCTGTCAAGCTAGAAGGCTTTGCTGAGTTTGAGCAACAGCTAAAAGAAATGGCAGAAGGCTTTCGAGGGGACTTGGTTGCTAGAAATACGCTTGTTCCTGCCGCTAAAGTTGCAATGGAGTCAGTTTTGCAGACAGCCAAGACTCGCGCTCCTGTTGGAGACAAAGCTAGAGATAGCAAAAACCCAATCCACATGAAAGACACTATCCGTCTTGATGCTCGCATCCCTAGCGAGAAAGACAAGCGAAGCGACTATGTGAATGAGACTGACGGTGCAATTGCCGTGGTGTCTGTTAAGAAAAGTGCTGTGTCACTAGCTAACGAATTTGGCACATCTAAAAGGGGAGCAAAACCCTTTTTGCGTCCTGCGCTGCAAGAGAACATCAACAACGTACTGACTGAACTAAAATCTGCCTTGGCTGTTGGCATAACTAACTACGCCAAGAAACTGGAACGCAGGAGAAAATAATGGCCTCACAAAACATTGCCCGACTTGGTGTTGTCCTTGGTCTGGACACGGCTGAATTTACTGCGTCTATTGACAAAGCAATTTCAGAAAATGCGAAGCTGAAAAATGCCATTCGCAGAGATACAAATTCTGCTGCTGGTGAGTTGAAGGCATTGGTTCACGCCACAGAAGATTACGGCAAGGCTCTGACAAAAGTAGAGTTGATTCAGCGTGAAGTTACATCAGGTAAGTTCATGAATGCAACAGCAGACATGAAGTCTCGCTTGTTGCAGCAAGCTGCTGCTTACGACAAGGTTGCATTGTCTGCAAAGAACGCTGCTGGCGCTACGTTTAAGATGAACGAACAGCAGAAGATTAACCTGACCTATCAGACCACTGACTTCTTTACGCAAATTGCTTCTGGTCAAAGCCCGTTTATTGCAGCGTTGCAACAGGGTGGTCAGTTGAAGGACACGATGGGTGGTGTGGGCAATATGTTCCGTGCTATCGGTTCGTTGTTCACCCCATTCAGCGTTGGTCTTACCTCTGTTGCTGTTGCTATTGGTTCGGTCAGTTATGCGCTTTATAAAGCCATTGATGACTTGGATAAGTTTAATGATGCAATGACTTTGACTGGTGGCTTTGCCGGGGTCACCTACGAAAGTTTGTTAAATCTTGGCAACGTATTGTCAACAAAGACAAACGCATCTATTGGTAACGCAAGAGATGTCATGCAGCAGTTGGCTGCAACTGGCAAATACACATCAGCATCTATGGAAGCTGTTGGCGAAGTCATTTTGCGGTTCTCTAAGATTGCTGGTGTAGATGCTGCACAAGCGGCTGAAACGCTTATTCCATTGTTGGACGGTACGGCAAGTTCGGCCAAACAGTTAAACGACAAATATCACTTTTTGACGCTTGAGCAATACAAGAACATTGAGGCTCTTGAAAAACAGGGAAGGTTGCAAGAGGCTGCAAAAATGCAAGCTACTTTGCTGAACGAGAGTTTGCAATCAACACAGCGTCAACTTGGAAACTTGGAAAAGGCTTGGCAAAGCCTTGCTAACTTTGCATCTCAAGCATGGGATGCCATGATGGGTTGGGGCCGTGAAGATGGAGTTGCTAGGGCTGTAGAGCTTGAGAAAAAAATTAATGAAATAACGCAAGAAATCGAAAGAAGACAAGCTAAAGGCATGAAGACAGGTTCACAAGAGTCTGCTTTGAAAGCGTTTCAAGTTGAACTTAACGCTATTGTCAGCAAAGAGATGGCTGCGCTTGATGCTGCTGAAGCAAGAGCAAAAGCGGTAGAAGCAAATCAAAAAGACATAAAAGCATATTCTGGTGCTGGTGGCGCTGCAAAAGAAAAAGAGATCAGATTGGCAATTGCAAAAGCGATTGCTAACAATCAATACTTGATTGATATAGAAAGCGCCAATGAGAGACAAAAAATTGAGCTAGAGGCTGACAAGGAAATACGAGAAAAGCGCCTTGAGTTTGATAAAAGGTCTGCGGAAGAAAAACGAGCTTTTGGTGGGTTGCTTGCTAGACAACTAGATGCTGAAATCTATACGCTTGAGTTAAAGCGAGATGAAAAGCTACGAGCAATTCGCACAAAGAATATGTTGGCTGAGTTTGCTGACGAGGAGCGCCAAAGAAACGAAGCTTCTGCTGCTTTTGTCACTGAAGACAATCGAAAATCGGCTGCTCGCACTGCATCACAAGCGCAAACCCGTGAGCTTGAATTTCAACGGGAATCGCTTGAGTTGAAATATCAAATGATTTACGCAACAGAGACTGAGCAAAAGTTGGCTCAGATTTCTCTTGAGTATGCGCGCAAACGCAAAGAAGCTGAAAGCAGCCCTGAGCGCGATTACGAAATGGCGCAACTTGAGCGTCAGGAAGAATTGGCAAAGATGTTTGTCAATATGCAAGAGTCAGCAAAGAGTACACAGCAAGTGTATGACAGTGTATTTGGCAACATGTCTTCTGCCATTGACAACTTTGTCAAAACGGGCAAGTTAAGCATGAAAGACTTGGCGCGTGACACTATTCAAAGTCTAATTGCAATTCAAATGAAGGCTGCATCTTTGCGCTTCCTGAATTTTGCGTTTTCGTCTTTTGGTGGTGGTGCAACGCCATACCAACCTGCTGCTGTTATGGGGATGCCGGGTTTTGCTAATGGTGGTGATCCTCCTGTTGGTCAACCAAGTATTGTTGGCGAGCGTGGCCCTGAAATCTTTGTGCCTCGCACTGCTGGAACAATCATTCCCAATCATGCTCTTGGTAACATGGGCGCTACCACCAACGTCACAAACAACTACATTAACGCCATTGATGTGAAGTCGTTTGAGACTAAACTGTTGGAAAGCAGCAACACCATTTGGGCTGGCTATCAGTACGCTAACAAACAGTTAGCATCGAACGGACGAAGGGCTTAACCATGTCATTCCAAACTGTGTTCAATATCCAGCAGTCTATGACGGTGAATAACCGTAGGATGGTTGGTCAGCAAGTTGCTAGGTCGGGGTACATCACTGTTGCTCAGTACCTGACAGCAGTGCCTTGGGTGTTTACTGTCACGCCACACAACTACTTGTACTATCCACAGG